GTCCGCAAGATTGAACTGGTCGGTGCGAAAATTCAGACCACCGGTGAACGACTCCAGTGTTTCCAACTTGAACTGGCTAGGCACCGATCACTCCCACGAGTAGCGTAAGCGGTTCGGGAGAAGAACCTGGGAACGCCACCGTGACGCATTCCGGCTGTTCAACAGCACCGGCTGAGGTGCCGGCATGTCGTCATAGCGGGCTTTCAGATTGTCGAGCTCCTGGTTGAAAATCTGGAAATACTGTGCCGCCATCGTCGGATCTTCCTGCTGCTCGTAAGCACGGGCGATCCCATACGTTGCGACGACAACGTGGAACGGATCGGGCAGATCCGTTGGTTCTGTCGAATCGGACACACCAGCCCCGAACGTGGTCGGCTTCTTGTATCCGCGTGCGTAGATTGTCTCAACACCAGTTGGTGTGGCATACAGGCGGACTGTTTCCCCCCAGTACGACCACCACCAGGGTGATCCCTGGCCGCTGATATTCAACGGGTACACCACATCACCCTCGTCGCGTCCGACGTAGGTTATGACATGGTCGTCGGTGCGGAGGGCTGCGAGTTCTCGCAGACCGCCCGTTACGGCTGCTCCGACGACAGCGATGGTGTAGTCCTTCTGAGAGGCCACCGTGCTGAACGTGGTCGACACCTCGAAGAACGGCCACCGTTTCTCCGAATAGACGATCACGTCGTAGCCCTCGCCCAGGAAACGGTTGAGGGTGTCGTCAGTGATGTCGGTGGCGTCAATGTCCACCACGGAGCGGACATACGACCGCATGGTCGAAATGTCCACGGCTACTCCCTATGGAAGACGCACAGGTCGCTGCCCGCAGGAGGATTCCCTTTGCAGGGATCCCCGCTGCGAGTCAGCGCGCTGCACTTGCTGACCTCAGGTTCGAGAGTGCCACGCCTCATCGGTTGCATGCGATGGACATTCCGCGCTGAGCCTACAGTTTGTGGCCGTGGCGAAGTCTCGCGATAACCGTCAGCGGGTTGCCCGTATGGGCGTTGCCCCGCCTTGTATGCGTGTGCGAACCCTCGTCCCATCAGGGTCAGTCGTTCAGGTTGCGGAGCAGTCCCTGGCGGGCACGGTTGCTGATTGTCAACTCGCCGTAGCAGAGCAACTGCGAGAAGACCGCATCCTGGTTTGTGGGCCGCACGAACGGTGTCGGCTTGAACCAGACATCGGAGTGGGCGACCAGTTGGATGTACTTCGTGTTCAGGAAGTACATCTTCGTAGCCAGGTTGGTGTCGCTGTCGAAGGTCACAGGTGCGCCCTTGAACAGTAGGTTCTGGAAACCACCATCAGCCATGTCGGTATCCGTGTACCGGATCCGATCATCAAGCAAGTCTTCGTAAGCCTCGTACTCGTCCTGATCGGTGATGATGATTGTCGGCTGATCGTTGCCAACCGACACTGAGTTGTACAGGAGGCCCATCGTGGCAACAGCCAGTGCGCCCGGACCCGTATCGGCAGGACCGTTACGGATTGTTGCGCGCCACCAATCGTTGTCCCCATCGCTGGAGTCAATACCACCAACGGTGGCGGTGTTGTCGCCAACGAGAACGCTCAAACCGTTCATGTCCTTGGACGAGTTGCCTGTGCCATCGGCGTAGAACATAGCGTTCATGTTCTCGATGATGGTTTCCTGTGTCTGGAAGATCTTGCCTTCCAGGAGATCAATGATCTGGGCTTCGCCGTTATTCTTGGCTTCTTCCATACCATTGATTGTGACTGTGGCTGCGTACTGCTTCCAGTCGTACTCAGCGGCAGAAATGCCGGTCTGAGCCGTAATGGAAATAGTGTCCGTACCTGCGTACGAACCAGCCGTTGAGTTGGTTCCGTAAATAACCGGAACGACGATCTTCGCTCCACCACTGATCCGACGAATGGTCTGACCACTCGTCAAAGCGTAGAACAACGGCCGCGCACTGAAAATGTTATCAGTGAGTTTCGGGACGTAGTTCCGTAGCGTGGTGGAAAGAATCTCGTCAAAGTTGCTGTTACCAGCCGCCATGATTCTTTACCCCTTAGGTCTAGGTGCCAAGTTCTTTCTTGGCCTGGGCGAAAGCCTCACGAATCGACATCGGTTTCTCCGCTGTCGTACTGGTGACTACACCAGCCTGTCGTGAAGTGCCGCTCTCCACCTTGGCGCCACGCTTAGACTCGGTCCTTTCCCGGTCCTCATGCAGTCTTCCCGCATAAGTAGCCAGGGAACCGAAGTTCATGTGAGCGTACGCCGCTTCCAGGTTCGGTATCCGATTGGTAAGCGCATGCTTGTAAAGAGCATCCGCATCGAAATCACCGTACTTGGAGTGCAGAGCATTGACTTCTTTCTCCAAAGCCGTTTGTCTCGATGTCCTCGTCTGTTGTGCCACCGTCGCTTCCAAAGAAGCGATGCGCTGCTCCTGAGGGTCCGGGTCTTCTTCCCACTCATCGGTGGGAGAGCTCGACCGGTTATCCTCGATGCCGAACGCTGTTGACAACGCAGTAAGCGCACCCTTGGGGTCCGCTTCCAAAGCCGAAACTATTGCCTCGGCCTGCTCCAAACGCTGACGTTCAGATGCCAACTCCTGCGTTTTACGGGTGTAATCCGCCTGGCGCTGGTATCCCTGTTGAAGTTCGCTTAGGGTGACCTCCGACTCTGAACCATCCACCTTCACGGTGTACGTCGAGGCCGCAGGTTCCGCTGCTTCTTCTGTTGAAGATTCTGGAGTGTCCATCGTAATGGGTTCCGTTCCTTCTATGTTTTGTGGGCACTAGCCCTCGGAGTCCAAAGGTTGCTCCTAATAGACAGCGGTCGTTGTCCCAAGTTAGCCCAGGGAAGGCAACTCCAAACCCATCTGGCCCTGGAGTTGAGCCATCAACTCGGGCGGCACACCACCCGTAGGTGCGAAAACAGGGGGCACACCAGCACCTGGGGGAGGTACAGGCCCTGGTGGCCCCCCTGGCGGCAGAGGGCCGCCTTCAAGGGCGGCCGCGTCATCTACCGGCTGAGCATCCGGCGGGAGCGGCGGCCCCTGTTCCATTATGAACCTCTGCGGATCCTTGATTCCGAAACCATCCTCCAACACATGCACAGCCAGGGCTGTCGGATCAATGACCGTTCCCACAAGAGGAGCAATAGCGTTGAGTAAGGATACAGCCTGCTGCTTGCGAATCGTGTCATTCATCGGTTGCGTCGAACCCGCCTCGACACTGAAATCGTACTCACCCAAAATGTCCTCACGGGTGTACGGAACCCACACCGACCCGCCACCCTTCTTGGCGACACGAGCCATCTCGTCACCGGTCATAAACTGCTGCATCAACTGGATGACACGCCGGCCTATCTCCGAAATGGAAATCTCGATGATCGCCAACTTGTCCGCAGCACGAGCATTCTGAGCATCAGCGATGATGCTCGCCTCGGTCGCTGTACGCCTGATCTCAGGCATCGCCCCACGGGCATACTCCGACACACCCGACACCGTGTTGATGTCATTCTCGATAATCTCACTGTAGGCGTAAATCTCCGGCGAGATCGGTGTCTGCGGCATCGGAATGACCACTTCCGACAACGACTTGTTCTCATCCAACACCGGGACCAGGCGCCCATCCTCATCGGATTCCAACGCCTCGCGCCCTGCCGGCCCAAACGACCGCTCATGGTACAGGTACTTGCGTGCATACCGTTTCCGGTCGTTCATCAACTGCGACCGGGTCTTGTCGAGCTCCAACTGGAGAGATTCAATCGACTCCAGGTCACCCATCGGGTAGAACAGATCCGGGATGTCATAGTTGCGGATCATCACAAACGGCTGCCCGTACGCGTACGGCATCGGCACCGGATCAACGAGGAAACCGTCACCGTTCTCGGAGAACACGGACATCGTGTTCTTCGCAATGTCGTAGAACTCCCAAATGGTGACACGATCCTCGTCGAGAACCCTGTCACGTTCATTCTCATACTGAGAAACATACGAGGGGCTCACACCGGAGTCGGCATCCAGACGCTTACGGGCAGACGGCTTGTACCGCTGATCGTGTTGAGCGTCCTCCAGAGGCCGTATGATCTTCTGAGCGATCCACCGGGCATCATCCATGCAGGTGGCTTCCGGGTCCACAAGTATGTCGAATGGGGATATCCGTTCCACAAACGGCTGATCCTCAATGACCATCATCGCCGTCTGTGGCAGATTGGCGTTGATCTCCTCATCAGTCGGCAACGCCCCCGACAGGTCAGGAGACTGGAGAGCGAACTCGTCGACCTGCACACGGGCTTCCTGCATCAACAGATCCCGTTCTGCCTCCGCCAGAGAAGTCTCCTGCTCCAGGAACTTCCACCCGACCTTGATCCAGCCATGTCCGAAGATCAGGAAATCCTTGACAGACCGGCGGAACGGCTTACGAAAATCATGGTGCCGCCACAAATGATTGACGACAGCCTCGACGAAAGCCGCCCGATCATTGTTGGACTCATCGTTCGCTGTCACAACGATCTTCGGATGGTTCACCGATACAGACGGTGCGATCACGTTGATTGTTGAAAATGCCAGATTGACAGCGATCAGATCAGAGCGGCTACGCGTCGATTCAGCCCAATGCTTGCCACGATACAGATCGATCAGACGCCACCAGGTTCGGTCATACCCCTGGTCCTCACGCCACCTGCGGGTACGCTCCAACCGGCGCGTATACTGCTCATGCAGTTCAGCCCTGGTCTTCTGCACCATCAGAACGTCGCCTTCTGGGGCAACCGTTCGATGTTGCGTCCCTGAGACTTCGCCTCAACAAACCGCTTCTCATCGACTTCCCGGTTTGACAGATGCTGCTCATCAGGCATCAACGCCCGCGACCGCCAACCCTTCCCAGTGTCGACGCGAACGCTCAGAACCTTCTGCCGCCATTCCCACAGTTCCACAAGTTCCCCCTCAGTTTTCGGTCCTTTCAGACCGGTCACATACTCGCAGAAATCCGTGTAGGAAGCCTCCCTGGGGAGGACCGCCATTACTTGGCGTTACTGCCGCGCAACTTAGGCTGTGGCTTCGCCGGCTCGACCTTGCCGCTCTTGCCATGCTGGTTGAACGGAGTCTTGCGTGGAGAAACCTGGCCGTAGTCGCCAGTCTGCTGGGCGTACTTCGGATCACCATGGCGCTGCTTGGGCGAGTTCGGAGCTCCAGGCTTCCAGATGGGGTTTGACACGACAGAACCGCCGCGTTCCATCTTGTTGTTCTGCCCCTTCGCACCATCAACTGTCTCAGTGCCGTTGGTATGCGAAACAAAGTTCTTAGCCATAGTTACCTCTCGGAGAGAACAAGCGTGCCTAATAGTCCGTTCCGTGTGTCCCACGCAAAGTGTGCTGACCGATCCGAAACGGATCCTCCGACACGTCCTCCCTCAACGCCAGACGCTTCCACCAGTCAATCGTCCAGTAATCGTCGACCTTCTCGACGTACTCCGGGGCATACGCAAACTTACGCATCTGGTTCGCCAACGCCAACGCTATCACCCGGTCATCAAACGGTGAACCCGACATCGACCCCTTCTCGTTGCGGGTGAAAGTCCGCAACTCGGCCAACGTGTTCCGATCCCGCAACCCCAGTTCACCATTCTTCAACGCAGTCGCCAAATCGTCAATCATCAACGGCTTAGACGTACGAGTCGTCCGCCACCCGTACTCCTGGGTGATCCGATTCGACACCTTGTTCAACGTGCGCTTCCGAAACAGACGCGGATAACCCAACTGGCGCAACACTGTGATCGTCGTCAAACCATGATTGTTCGACTCGACACAACACAACGCATCCCGATACCACAACCCCAGGTTGAAAACCTCAGTAGCCAACTCATCAGGAGGAATATGCCCATGCCAGATCGCCGCCTGCTCCCCTGTATTCAAATCCAACACCTGGACACACGAATAGTCGCCATGCCCCAAACCCTCCGCCGTGTCCACCCCCATCACATAGCCGTGCATCGGATCCGGTAGCGACCACACTTCCAGATTCACGACCTGAACTCCACAACCCTCGGCATCACAGAATGCAGATAACCAACCTGACCACGCCGGCAGACAGCCGCAAGAGCCTCCAACATGTCCAGATCAAACACAGGATTACCCGACTTCACAAACGCTTCCTCAGGCGTAGTCGGATACTCCTGAGCGAGTTGCCACGGCAACATCGACTGCTGCTTCTCCTCATACCACGACTCGTCCCGATCCTCCGTCGCAGACCACGGAAAGAACATCGGAGCAAACTTGTTGTTCGACGCCGTAGCACCAACCCACAGATTGTGGAAGAAGTTGCCGGAACCATTCGCAGTAGACAAACCGATGATGCGACCACCCACATCCGCCACCGGCTCAATAGAAGACCACGCCTCCTCAGGGTTCGGTAGGAACGCCCACTCGTCGACCACGATCAACGTGGCGGACTCGCCACGAGCCGGATCCGACGCAGACGGCATCGACGTGATCTGTGACCCGTTCTCGAACAGCATACGCTGCTGATGCTCAACCATCGACTTCGGACCACGATCCACCATCCACAACGGCAGATGCGAAAACCCGTACTTCGTCTTCCGCAACAACAACACCGCTTCACGCTCCGTGCGAGACAGATCAATGATGTTCTGATCCGGGTGGAAGAACGCCAACCAGAACTGGTGCGCCGACACCAGGGTCGTCCACCCGATCTGCCGGGCCTTCAACGTCAAAGAATAACGGTTGGTGGCCCAATGCTCCAAAGCGAAAGACTGAGCGTTCCTGAGATCAAACAGTATTCGACCATGAGCAGGATGAGCAATATTCCAATACTGATGTAGGAAATACGACTCATCTCGGACACAACGCCGCCACTCCATCTCCTGGCGGAGTTCCCCTAAACGCGACACTCACTCGACCAGACGCAACTTCGGAATCCACTCATTACGCCACGTCGAAGGAGAATGATTGTCCTCCACAGCAGCCTTCATCGCCTCATCCTGATACATGCGGACCACATGGTAGCAAGGCTCTCCCCCGTCCCATAACTCCTCGTCCTCCTCGGCTGTGGTCGGAGCTCCATCATGGACAGCACACACCGGAGGGCCACAGAACCCCTCACGGATCCCCTGCGCCATCCACTGGTTGAAAACGTCCTCCCGTGGACGAATGTAATGCTCAGTCACAATACCTCCCTAAAACCCGAACAGTTCCCGTAAGATTCTTCCCATAGCCAACACTACGATAGCACACAGGAATACACCCAGGGCGATCCCCAGGATCGCCGCAACATCAACTACCCGCAAGCGTCGCACGATTCCGGGCTCTCCAAGCCGCACACCTCGATAGGTGTCTCATCATGGAACGGATTCCCCAACAGGTCTAACATGGGACGCTCTCCGAACGCCTCATCACGCCAATCCTGGTTCTCATCTCCTGGCAACACTTTCCCACCCAACAAGGGGCTCCTTTCATGTGCATCGCGTACACCTCGCGACGCACCTTAGCACGCTCCGCTGATCGCTCGGCCCGGAGTTCGGCCAGCATCCGCCGGCGCCTCACATGCATCATCCAAAACCTGTCATTTTCAAGTACGCTGCGGCATCCCTCTCATACGCCGCCTCGGCTGCTGCCACCGCTTCATCCGACAACTCCGCCAAAGCGGTACGATTCCTTTCCACGGCACCAGGAATCCGACGCCCCGACATGCCATCAAACGGCGATGTCCAGACTCCCAACCTACGCGCCTCTATACCAAGATACCAATGCTTGATATCGGCCTCCGAAAAGTTGCTCAAACGCCCCATACCCACATGGTTCTCCATTTGAGCCAACTGATCGAACAACTCGTTGTCTACCGAAAGATGAGCGGCGCCGGCTTCGTTAGCCCCCCGCGTGCCCCCCCGCAAAGCATCCCTATGAAACGGGGTGCGGCCACCTCGTCCCATAGCAGCCAACCCCTCCACATGCGGCGGAAACAACTCCTGCGCTGGCGACCCCGGACGAGCCACCGTATTCTGTGAACGGCGACCAACACGTCCCAAGTCCGCAACCTCATCAACAACATCGCCGCCACCACGCAAGAAGTTCAACGCAGCCCGCATGAGATCATCGGTACTGCGAATACCCTTACCCACACCCTTAGCGACACCACGCCCAGCCGCACCCCCCGGCAACGGCAACGGAATCATCCCCGCCATCCCCGATAACCCCAGGTCACGCAACTGCAACGGACGCACAACCTCACCCGCTGTACGCAAAGACTGCTCCTGCGAAGGAGACAACCAACCCTCCTCCTCCAACCCCTCCATCAACTGTGCGAGAAACATCGCATCAGCAGCCGACTCTGGATTACGGGCATCATCCTGCAACTGACCATCTCCCCCCATCATCTCAGCGGCAGTCTCCCTCGGATCCGGCACCGGCAACGACACAGACCGATCAGGCGCCCCCGACTGAGGATTCGGCCCATGCTGAGAAACGACACTAATCGCCATCAGTCACCGACGCATCCCGGAACTCAGCCACCAGGGACTCCAACTCGTCAGCCAACTCGGCATCCGACAAACCAGCAGCGGCACGCTCATCATCAACGATCACACGACGCCTCGGAGTGAACTTCTCGATGTATTGGAGGTACAGCGAAGCAGCCTTCACATCGCCTCCAGAGGCCGCAACAAACAGCGCGTCAATCACCATCTGAGTACGCTCAGGATGAACGTTCAGTTCAGCAGCCCGGCGGTCCCACTCCCGAATAAAACGCACATCCCGCTTGATCCGACGAATCGAATCCTCATGCATGTCATTCTCAGCAGCCCATTCCTTCTGAGTCGCCGGTGTACGCTCCAGCCCCAACAACACCCAATCCAGCAGCAACCGCCACCGATCCGGCATCGTCTGAGCACCCGACTCCTCATCGGTCGACCATCCTCGACCCCCACCGTTCTGTGCCATCACATGACCTCCATACACCTACCTGGACCGTCCCAAAACGAAAGTGGGACAAACCGACAGGTTCATTGGGGGCGGGCGGGGCGCC